TAGCACCCTGAGCAGAAAGCAAACCTCGCCCGCTATCAGCCCCGCGCCCGTCATCCCAGCCACGAATAAATTCGCCTCTTAAATCAGGCAATCTGAGTGCAGGATAGGCCTGAGCCAATTTGGGGTACTGAGAAGCGGTAAACGCTGCTCCATTGCATTTTAGCCATCCAGTTGGTGGAGTTGCTGACGGCCACGGAACAGGCGCACCAACAGGTAATGCTGAACCTTCTCCCAAACTAAGGTATGCGAGAAGACCAGCTACATCCTTTCCACTCAAATTGGTAAGCGTATTGTCCAGCGGTTGTTTACCTGCCAGCGCATTAAGCATTGTCGTGGCAAAGTTCGGATCATTCCCCAGTGCCGCCGCCAGTTCGTTCAGTGTATCCAGTGCCGCGGGTGCAGAACCCACCATTGCTGCAATCGCTGATTTCACAAAAGCTGTAGTGGCAATCTGTGTATTGTTGACCGACTGTGCCGCAGTAGGTGCTGTTGGCGTTCCGGTGAGTGCTGGACTCGACAGCGGCGCTTTTTGTGCCAGCGCATTGTTAATGGTGGTACTGAAATTCGGATCATTGTTAATGGCTGCGGCTATTTCTTTCAGCGTGTCCAGCGTGGCTGGCGCACCATTAATAAGAGCCGTCAGAGCCGCCTGAACAAACGCGGTGGTCGCAATCTGCGTGGTGTTATTCCCTGCTGCTGGCGTTGGCGCTTTGGGTGTCCCGGTAAACGTCGGACTTTCTTTGGGTGCATACTGTGAATGCGGGTCCGGTGCGGCAAGATGTTTTGCCATCTGATCATCCGCGTACACCTTCAGCTCCAGTGCCTTGTCATCCACATACTTGCGGGTTGACAGCACTACAGCAGGGTCGATTTTCAGGGTGATATTGTCCGTGCTGCTGGTAATCAGCACCATGCGCACGGTCTGAGTGCGCCCGCTACCTTCAGCCAGTTGCGGCTTATAGCTTTCCGGGCAGTTTCCCACGGCAATCAATGCCCCTGATTCATCAAACAGGCCCACTTCACGTATCCACCAACCGCCCTCGTTTTCAGGGATCACCTGTTCAGCAATAATCTGGCTGCTGTTCTGCGGGTCGATATAGAGCATATTCAGCGCAGCCCGGCGTTTCTCATTTACTAATGCTGTCTGCTTTGCGTCCGGCGTTGGCAATGTTCCGCCACCATCGCCGACCGCCATATGGGTAATTTTTAAAGGCACACCGAGCGCGGCGGCGCTGGCAAGTTTCGCCGCGCCAATATCCGTTAGCAGGGTATAAAATTTTGTGCTCATGGATTCACTCTCATTGTGTCAATAACATGGACCGCCCCGCCTTCATGCGCGGTGCCGCCGGAAATAATTGTTTCGTTGATATACGGATAGATCGTGATTTCTTCGCCAAGATAGCTGGCGGCTCCCACCCAATGCGGGCCGCTGGTCTGCAGGTTGATGGACATGCCGATCATGTGACGGCTACATGGTTTGGCATCGCTTATCAGTCGCTCAAGTTCCAGATAGGTATCTTCAGTGATGCCCTGGTCCTGCACACCGATATCCAGACGAAACGTGCCCGGTGCCTCTCCGGTCTGCCACCACTCAATAATGCGGATCAGAAAGCCGAACGGCTCCACCACCCGCCGCACGGCACTGGTGGTCCCTTTATGCTGATGAATATAAAAAGCATCCTTCACCACCTGGCGCTTGACGCTTTCTGTCCAGCTCTCGTCCCAGCGATCCACAGAGAACGCCCAGGCGAGATAAGGCAGGAAACTGACTGGACAGGTTGCCGGATTCCACAAGTCACGCAGCGGCACCTGCAGATCAGAAATCCCGCTGCAGGTTTGCGCCAGTCGGCGCTCCAGTAGTGTTGAACCCGGTGGCAGCAGACTATTCATCCGTTCCTCCGTTGGTTACGCTCCACTGCGTACATGATGCCGCCTGTGTTTTGTTCAGGACCACATCCGCCAGAGGAGAAGCCAGCTCCACACGCTGCACACCCTCAACATGCAGGGCGGCAAAGATGGCGCTACGGCGAATATCCCGACCAAGACGTGTCTGACTGGCGATGTACTTCTGCAGGCTGGCTTTTGCCGCTGCCATTACCGGCTCTGCTTCCGGTCCCGGATAGAGAAAAATGGTGGCTTCCACGCGATACGGGATGATTTCTGCGCTGCGAACCGTAAGACGGTCAGCCACCGGGCGGACGTTCTCACTGTTCAGAGCTTTTTCCACCACGTCCAGCAGGTCTTTTTCTGCAGTTCCATCGCCTTCGCGGCTAAGGACAGTCAGCACCACCTCTGCAGGTGCCGGGCTGGTTGCACTGGCATCCGCCACCCGACCGTCGGCGCTTCGGGCATGAAATTCATAAGCTGCAGTTGGCCCCGCAACTGAAAGCCCTTCAAAGGCTGCAGGCACACGCAGGCGTAACGCTTCATCGCTTTCCATCACAGCTGCAACGGGCGGCACAGCGTCATTATCAGCAGGCGTCACCGTCAGGCGTTTCACGTTGTAGTTGGCAGCGAGCTGGTCAAGATCGCTGCCCATCGCGTAAGCCACCATCACAGCCTGCGCGGCTTCGTTAATGCGCTGGCGCAGAAGCAACTCACGGTAAGCGTTCTCCTGCAGCAATTTGGTGACGGGTTCAGATTCCAGTTCCAGCGTGCGGATCACTGCTTCCTGCTCATCTTTCGGATGAAGCGCCACAAATTCTGCCTTGCGTTCGGCAAGCAGCGTCTCAAAGTCCGGCACATCCACAATCTGCGGCGCAGGCAACTGCGAAAGGTCAATCACTGCCATTCTCTGCTCCTGTTGATACGGAAAGGGAAACAGGCACACCGTTATTACGCCGCCCGTTCAGCGCCACCACCATTGAACCGTCAAAATTGCTGTTAATAGTGATGGAATCCAGCGTCAGCCGTGGCTCCCAGCGACTCAGTGCCACATACACAGCCGACATAACCTGCAGGCGTAACGCCGGATTTTGTGGCTGATCTATCAGTGCCGACAGCAGGGAACCATATTCCCGACGAGCAATGCGGCTACCCTGCGGCGTCAGCAGAATGTCCCGCACCGACTGGCGCAGATGGTCAATATCAGTAATGGCTTTACCGCTGGTATTGTTCATCCCGCTATAAAGCGTCATACCGGGCCTCCGGTTGTGTCGCCGCCTTTCAGGACGCCAGTATGCTGATGCGCATCAACCACGATCCCGTTAGAACTCATCGCTCCGCCGCCCTGGGTAACGCCACCATTGATCACCACTTCGCTGTTAATGCGCGTGCGGTCAGCCTCCAGTACAAACTCACTGGTTTTCATGGTGATGTTGTCAGCGGCCTCAATGACCATTGATTTGATGCCCCTGACATACCAGCGCCCGGTGGCGGGTTCGTATTCAAACCAGCCACCGTCCGGGTACTCAACCACGTTGCCGTCCTCAGAATCTGAAGGTGGCGGAAACTGGTTTGAGTAGACCGCAGGCAGGGCAAACGCGGTTTCCAGATTGCCGCCCAGACTCAGCAGCACCACCTGCTCACCTTCCGATGGTCGCCACCATGTGCGGGCATTCCCGGCACGCAGCGTCAGCCAGCTGATCCAGTTGGTTTCAAGCTCGCCCGTTTTCACCCGGCAAAGCCAATTCTCCCGGTCCACTTCGGTGACTACACCAGTGCGGATCAGGTTGGTGATAAGGCGCATGATTTCGGTTAATTGTGCGTTCATAGGGAAAGGTTGCCATCAGGGGAAGAAAGGCGGCAGTGCTGCAACTTGTATCAGTGCTGATACAAAGATCACCCCGCCAGCCATTGCAGAATCATGTCGCGGGTCATTGCCTCAACATCATCATTTACACCCAGAAGGCGACGCTCTGCGTAACGGACCTCCGGTCCTTTGCGGCTGACGCGATCACGCAGGCCATAATGGTGAACGCGGGCAATGCTCTGCACCTTACCTTCAAACTGTACGCTGGCAGAATCCGCGCTGGCGGCGGTTTTCAGGTATTTTGTGGTGCGCAGCTTTGCAAACATCTGACGTTTGATGCGCCCTTTTTTACTTCGTGCTGTTACCCGTCGCGGCTCATAGCTGCTGCCGTCAGGGTTGCGCTGCATCCTGATATTCTGCTGCTGTGTCCGGCGCAGTTCCTGCGCCAGCTGGCGCATCATGCGGCTTCTGGCGGCTGGCTCCAGATTCGCCAGCAAAGCACTCAGCCAGTCGTCCACCTTCTGCAGTTCAGCCACGTTTCACCGTCCACATTTCTTCAGGTTCATCGGGTTCCGCTACAGCTTCAACACTCGACACACTGCCGTCAGTGCTGACCAGCACACGTTCCGTCAGTTGCAGGTTCAGGCTGATATCACAGACATCGTTGCGCAGAATATCCACCTCAAAGGTGAATAGTTTTTCCCGTAACGCCGGGTTATTGATGGCATCGGGCTGGTTATCCCTCAGCCACAGCAAAACCGGGGCCATCAGCAGATTCTGGTCGCCGCTGAAATCCTCAATCACCGCGTTCAGGGTGTAACGGTACTCCCACGACATGGAGCTGGCCCCCGTGGCAACCAGCGAACCGTTATCCACAAACAGATGCAGTTTGTCCGGGTTATTGCGGACATAAGGCACCGCTTTATTGAGGGCGTGGCGCAGGGATTGTGGTTTGTTCACTGTTTCGCTCCTGACACGCAATAATCATGTCCACTTTGTCTGCACAGACCGCCCAGGCGGCCTCCGTTTCATCCAGCAACGCGTCCAGATCACCGTTAGTGCGCGGCGTTGCCTGCTCCAGCCGACACGGCGTCACTCGCGGACAACCACTGACGGTAAGCTGCACCTCCGGTGAGTGTCGGACGTTCCCGCAGCCGGATAATGTCAGCAGGCAAAGGAGTATCAGCCCAGCGGCGTAAATCCTCGTTCTCACGTTTCAGCTCCTCGATCCGGTGTTGTCGTTGTCTCAGCAGCGCGCTGGTCTGTTCTGCTTCGGCATAGAGCCGCGCCTGCTCCCGGTTATTGGTTTCAGTCAGAATGGACAGGCTAATAAGCTGGCTGTTGCTCTTTGCCAGTGTCTGGCTTTTGCTCTGCAGCTCGTCTGACTGCGTGCTGATGGTCTGGCTGGCATCAGCCAGCCGCCACGTCTGCCAGCCCAGCGCCGCCAGTAATAACGCCAGCACAACCAGCAGCAACCGGTTCATGCTGCTACCTGTTGCGCCATCTGATTACGGGTGATCCAGAAGGCAATAACGGTCAGCAGATAAAAGACCAGGGTAATAGCCCACCCCGTCCAGGCGAGACTTACGACAATCAGCAATCGCATCACCCAACTGATAAATACGTTTTCTTTTCGGGTAATTGTCTTCAGCAAAGATGCCCTTAACTCCTGCCAGAGCGGGCTATTATTAATTAACGCAGCCAGTGCTACCGGAATTACCGCCCATGTCAGCAAACAGGCTACCCAAACGCCGGACGCTGCCAGTACCGGAAAAATCCCCTGCGGATACACCATTGCTGCGATTAACAACGCCATCCATAACATCAGAAACAGTCCGCTGATTAATTTCTTTTTCATTTCAGTTTGCTCCCTGTAAACACCAGGCCATCTCCCGCGCACGGCGGTTATCCAGCCCCTGATTAAACACACCTTTTACATAAACCCAGCGCGGCAACTGTCGGCACGCATCCGCCCAGCGCCGCTGATTGAGCAATTTCACCAGCGTGGAGCTGCAGGCATTGCCTGTCCCCACGTTGAAGGCAAACGACACCACCGAGTCATACACCTTTTGTGGCGGCTGTTGCTTCACACATCTTTCCAGCGCCCGCTCCACACGCAGCACGTTGGAGATAAGCCCTTCTGCTGCCTGTCGTTCCGTAATGGTTTTGCCGGGAATGACGCCCGACGTATTACCAATGCCGTCAGTCCATACACCCGCGCTGCACTGATACGGCTGCAGACGACAGCCTTCGTAATCGGCAATCAGTTTCAGTCCTTCCACGGAGGTGTGAAGCTGCTGAAAACCCGGCAGCGTGGCAGCAATAGCCAGCACGGTCCCGACAAGGCAGCGTTTAACGATTGATGGATTCATAGTCCTCCCGCGTGATCTGCCCGTCGCGCAGAAGCTGGTAGGCTTTGTGTTTGTAGTACCAGTTGATAGCCAGCATCAGCACACCGATCATCAGGCCGCCCAGCGTTGAGGCATCCTTGATGGACAAATCGCCCAGCCAGGCCAGCACGACGGCGATGCAATACGTGATAAAGGCGCTGATTCGCTCAAGCGTCATAATTCAGTCCCATAGCTGGACGGTCTGCACGGTGGTGGTTGTCGGAATGTCCGGCAGCTCCACCTGCAGCCCGTGAGGTAAAAAGGGGCCATATTCGGCAAGCCCCGGATTTGCCTTCAGTACCTGCTCCGTGACACCCTGCGTGCGCCCGTAATGACGCCAGCAAAGCGCGTCCACCGTGTCATACTGATGCGCACGCACTTTCATCAGATAAGCTCCACTGTGCAGTGCGGCGCGTCCTGTACCCGGCTGATGGCCCAGCGGGCGTCACGCCATAAATCACCGCTGGCTTCCGCCAGTTCCTCGCCCCGCTTCACACCGGATGCCGTGGCGTCATAGTCCTGGTAACGTTCGTTGAGCATGGCGCGTGCCCAGCAGTAAACCGCGTTGAAATAGTGCTGAATGCGCTCACTTTTGCCGTCCAGCTGTTCCGCCGGAACCTCTGCCAGCGAGGCATACCCCAGCATCTGCTGGCGTCTGCGAAACTCATACAGCTCTGCGTTGACCTCCGAAATTGCCGACAGCGCAACCTGCTTTAAACGCGGCTGCGTCACCGTGCCGTCAGTGCGCATGACACTGCGAAACTCCGACAGGTCCACATCAGGCCAGAACGGCGTATTTCTGATGATTTCCGCCTGTTCCGGTGCCTGTTCTGGCGCAACAAACTTCATGCTGCTTTCTCCTGAAATAGAGGGCGGTGGACGGGGTTTTGATGTGGCAGTGCCTTTCGCCACCCCGTGCCGCCCGTGCGCGGGGGCACGTTCTGTCAGCGGCTGTCATTGCGCAGTCTGCGCTCCAGCTGCTGTTTGTCTTTTTTCACGCCACAGCGGGGATCGAGCTGTAACGCATGGTTGAGATGATTAAGGGCAGACGCCGGATTGCTTTCACTCAGGACCGCGCCAATCGCTTTATGCAGACGCGCCCGTGACTGGTCCGGCATATCCAGACCGTCTGTCAGCTCCAGCGTCTGCAGCAACAGATCGGCATCAAAGCCGGTGGTGGCAAGCATTGCGCTCTGCGCGGCGTCTGCCATTTCCTCTGCCAGCACGGTCTGCACGTTGCGGTTACCCAGCGGCATCACCCAGCCATGACGCAGGGCATGACGCCCGATCTCCAGCGCTCCGGCATAATCTCCAGCATCAATGCGCCACAGCATCACGTACATCAGCACGTCATCCTGTTGAGCGCCTCCGGCAGCCAGGACACCCTCTGCCCAGGCGGCGTACTTCGGCAGCAGCTCCACCTTGATTTCCGCTTTTTTGACCGTGGACTGAACGCCCTTGAGACGGCGGCGGTCTTCCGCCAGTTGCAGCAGCATCAGGTCATAGCCCGATGCGTGGCGAACACTGCCGCCCTCGCGGGCGGCCTGTTCAGCCTGAACGCGCAGGCGATGCTGCCGTGCGGGACTCAGGCTCATGGATTACGCTCCGGTTTCGGCTGCGGCGGCGCTGAAATCACCAATCTGGATGTTTTCCACCAGTGCGGCGCAGCGGTAGTCCTCAACCACATAGGCTTCGTTAACGGATTCAAAGTTTTCAATCCGGTCACGTTTCGGGTTGTCGATAACTGAACGGCGGCGGGTGTCTTCCTGCCAGTAGATGGACAGGTTATCCAGACGGGTGATCAGCAGCGCATTCGGCGGGAAGAACGGCGCACGCACGGCCTGCAGGCCACCCATGCGTTTCTGACTGATGATCATATCGGCAGCCAGTTTTTCACTGTTTTCCTGCTCTTTGTTGACCAGCGGGAAATACTTGTCAGACAGCAGTTCACGACCGCAAATCACCACCAGATCGTCATCGTCCTGATAGACCACGTCGATAAGCTCATTAACGGCATCCATCACCACGGCGTCCAGGTTGGCATATTCGCCACCTTTCCCGACTTTCACCGCACCCGGTGTGGTTTCACCGCCCGTGGTGGTGCTGCCCATGACGTGATCCGGTGCATCCTCACGGATTTTCTGCAGCCAGCCTTTATTCACATCCTGCAGTAACGGGTTTTCGCTACGGTTGGAGGTTTTCGCACGCTTCACGCCGTTAAAGCCGATCATGATGCGGTCCAGTGCCTGACGTTTCACGATGGCGTCACGGATACGCACCTGAAAATCCTGAAACTTCGCCCACAGGTCCAGCTTCGCGTAGGTCAGTACCGTGTCAAAGTTGGTCTGCTCGCATTTATATTCCACATCGACCATCAGCGTCGGATCGACAGGTTCACGCTCTTTCGCGGTGGTATCAGTGGTTCCGGCAATGGTGCTGCCAACTCCCAACCCCAGCAGCTGACCGGACTGCTCAGTCACTGGCGTGACGTTAATCAGCGTCAGGAAAGCGGCGGATTGCTGGATCTGGTCTTCCAATGTCTGCTGCACGGACGGCTCTACGGTGAACTTGCTGGACAGTTCTTCAACTGCCACACCGTTCAGACGCGCCAGTTGCTGCAGGTAAGCGTTAAAAGCAAAGCGGGTATTCTTCTTCATCAGGTTTTGTGCTCCATCAGCAATTGGTCAGAGTGTCAGCGGGGGCGTTACCGCCTGTTGCACGCTGGCGGTAGTCCTGGCGGCTGTCTTCTTGGCTCAGCTTGTCCACCAGTTCGTTAAAGGCGGTCTGCTGTGCCTGCAGGGCAGTCTCCAGCTCAGACAGGCGTTCTTCCTGCTCAGACAGGGATTTTTCGGTGCGCGCACTCAGGTTCTGCTGCTCAGTGGCGACCAGTTCCACGGCCTTATGCACATCAGAGAACCGGGCGTCATCGGACTGCTCTTTTTTGGTGAACAGCGCCGTGACACGGGCAAACAGGGACGGTTTGTCATCCTGGATTTCTTCCAGTTCGATCACCGTTTCCTCTGCAGCGGTAAAAAGATTGGCGGGATTCTGCTTGCGGTTTGCCAGCGGGTTATGGGCTGCACTGGCGCTGAATGTCAGCATTTCAGTGCCCAGACTGGCAGGGTCATCAGTGGCAGCCAGGCCGACCAGGTAGGCTTTGCCCGTATCAGCGAACTTCGGGCTGACTTCCATAGAGGTGAATAATTTCTGGCCTTTTTTCACCAGCTCCACCAGGGACTCCGTGGGCTCAACGTCGGCATACAGCGCCATCTTGCCTGCCAGCGGACCTTCCGTGATTTCTTCAGCAAACAGCGCCGTCACTTTGCCGTAGCGGTTAAAGGTGCTGTCCGGCAGATAAGACTTGATGTGCTCAAGGTTAATCAGCGCGGTGTAAACCGCCGGGTTGTAGCTGGCTGCCATCTGTTCCAGCCATTCACGCTGGATTTCGCGTCCGTCGGTGGTGGCACCTTCCACCCCGATGCGAAAACGCTTTGCTTTCACTGTCATGAGCCGTGCTCCGTTAGAAAAAACTTACTGGAGCCTTATGGTTGCGGTGATGGGGGCAGTGAAACAATGCGCGGTATTTGTACCGACAACCACACAAACCGCAGGCGGGGAAAGCCTTCATTCAAGGCTGTAGGTTTGTGCCATGAACACCACACTGACACCCGCAGATCTCGATCCCCGTCGGCAGGCCATGCTGCTGTACTTTCAGGGATACCGCGTAGCCCGCATTGCTGAAATGCTGGGCGAGAAAGTTGCAACCGTTCACAGCTGGAAAAAACGCGACAAGTGGGGTGACTATGGGCCGCTGGATCAGATGCAGCTCACCACCGCCGCACGCTACTGCCAGCTCATTATGAAGGAGCACAAAGAAGGGAAAGATTTCAAAGAAATTGACCTGCTGGCGCGCCAGTCGGAACGCCACGCGCGGATCGGCAAGTTTAACAATGGCGGCAACGAAGCCGACTTAAACCCTAACGTCGCCAACCGTAACAAAGGCCCGCGCCGTCAGCCGGAAAAGAATGTTTTCACCGATGAACAAATTGAGAAGCTGGAAGAAATTTTCCATTCCTCCATGTTTAACTACCAGCGCCACTGGTGGGAAGCCGGAAAAACCAACCGCATCCGCAACCTGCTAAAGTCACGCCAGATCGGCGCGACCTTCTATTTTGCCCGTGAGGCCCTGATTGACGCCCTGCTTACCGGACGTAACCAGATTTTCCTTTCTGCCAGTAAGGCACAGGCTCACGTCTTTAAGCAGTACATCATCGATTTCGCCAATGAAGTCGAGGTGGAGCTGAAAGGTGATCCGATGGTGCTTCCTAACGGGGCCACGCTTTACTTCCTCGGCACCAATGCCCGCACGGCCCAGAGTTACCACGGCAACCTGTATCTGGATGAATATTTCTGGATACCGAAATTCCAGGAGCTGCGCAAAGTGGCTTCCGGTATGGCTATTCACAAAAAATGGCGACAGACCTATTTTTCCACGCCATCCAGCCTGACACACAGTGCTTATCCGTTCTGGTCCGGTGCGCTGTTCAACCGAGGGCGCAACAAAGCCGATAAGGTGGACATCGACCTGTCCCACAGCAATCTGGCCCCCGGCCTGCTGTGCGCAGACGGGCAGTACCGCCAGATAGTCACTGTGGAAGATGCGGTGCGCGGCGGATGTAACCTGTTCGACCTTGACCAGTTGCGCATGGAGTACAGCCCGGACGAATACCAGAATCTGCTGATGTGTGAGTTCGTGGACGATCTCGCGTCCGTATTCCCGCTCAGCGAGCTGCAGGCGTGCATGGTAGACAGCTGGGAAGTCTGGACCGACTTTCATGCACTGGCGCTGCGCCCGTTTGGCTGGCGCGAAGTGTGGATCGGTTATGACCCGGCAAAAGGTACGCAGAACGGCGACAGCGCCGGATGCGTGGTGGTGGCACCGCCAGCCGTGCCAGGTGGTAAGTTCCGCATTCTTGAGCGTCACCAGTGGCGCGGAATGGACTTCCGCGCCCAGGCTGATGCCATTAAAAAACTGACGCAGCAGTACAACGTGACATATATCGGCATCGACTCGACCGGCGTTGGTCACGGTGTCTACGAGAACGTGAAAGCGTTCTTTCCTGCGGTGCGGGAGTTTGTCTACAACCCCAACGTCAAAAACGCACTGGTGCTCAAGGCATACGACATTATCAGCCACCGCCGTCTGGAGTTTGACGCCGGGCACACCGACATTGCGCAATCCTTTATGGCTATCCGTCGCGCCACTACAGCCAGCGGCAACCGCCCTACCTATGAAGCCAGCCGCAGCGAAGAAGCCAGCCACGCAGATTTGGCCTGGGCAACGATGCACGCACTGTTTAACGAACCGCTGCAGGGCGAAGCCGCCAATACCAGCAACATTGTGGAGATTTTCTGATGCACTCAACCCCAACTAACCTCATGACCACCGCCAGCCTGCCTGTAGATCGCCCTTTCTTTGCTTACCAGCATGAATGGAACAGTGGCGCACGCAGCAGAAACCGCGTGCTTACAAAAATGCGTCAGGCTGGCGCGGATTTCTTTTTCGCCTACGAAGCCCTGAACGATGCACTGCACACCGGACGCAACCAGATTTTTCTGGGCTGCACCCCGGCATCAGCCCTGACCGTCAAAACCTATATATCAGCTTTTTTAAGTGAGGCAGCAGCCTGGACGCATCTTGGGAAAATAAAATCAGGTAAAGCGCATCTGGAACTCCCAAACGGTGCGGTCATTTATTTTATCGGGCCGGAAAGTCTCGCCGCCGCGCTCCATGGAAACGTCTACGTGTCAGAGTATGCCTGGGCTGACTCCCCCAAAAATATGATTGCGCTCGCCAAAAGCCTGTCCATGCACGCGCGCTATCACGCTACCTACTACACCACCCCAAGCCCCAGCCCGGAAGCATGGCAGGAATACAAGAATCTGATCGCCCGCAACAGCACTACCTGCATGACCTTTACCGCTGATGACGCTGCAGCATCCGGGGCTACGCTCGCAACCGGAGCCGCGCTCTTTGATGATGAATGGCTGAATGACATGAAAAAAGAATTATCACCGGAGGACTGGAAAATGCTGTTTATGTGCGAATGGCCCCAGGCTGACAAGGAGCAGGCGGCATGAGCAAACGTAAAAACAAGAACAACCGCGCAGCGGTGGATCACAACGCAGAATCTGGCGGCGCTGCGGCAGAGGCGTTTAGCTTTGGCGACCCGGTGCCGGTGTTAGACCGACGCGAATTGCTGGACTACGTGGAATGCGTGCAGATGGACCGCTGGTATGAGCCGCCGGTGAGCTTTGACGGACTGGCGCGGACCTATCGCGCCGCCGTGCATCACAGCTCACCGATTGCCGTTAAGCGTGACATTCTCAGCAGTACCTACATCCCGCACCGCCTGCTCAGCCAGCAGGCTTTTGCCCGTTTCGTACAGGACTATCTGGTGTTCGGTAACGCCTATCTGGAAAAGCGCACCAACCGGCTCGGCGGCGTTCTCTCACTGGAGCCAGCACTGGCGAAGTACACACGCCGTGGCGTGGACCTCGACACCTACTGGTTTGTGCAGTATGGCCTGACCACGCAGCCCTATGAATTTACGCAGGGCAACATCTTTCATCTGCTGGAGCCGGATATTAACCAGGAGATTTACGGGCTGCCCGGCTATCTCTCCGCCATCCCGTCAACCCTGCTCAACGAGTCCGCAACGCTGTTCCGCCGGAAGTATTACATCAACGGCAGCCATGCGGGTTTCATCATGTACATGACCGACGCAGCACAGAATCAGGAGGACGTGAACAATATCCGCCAGGCAATGAAAAGCGCCAAAGGGCCGGGCAACTTCCGTAACCTGTTTATGTACTCACCCAACGGTAAAAAGGACGGCATCCAGATCATCCCGTTATCGGAGGTTGCGGCAAAGGATGAGTTTCTGAACATCAAGAACGTGAGCCGCGATGACATGATGGCAGCGCACCGCGTACCGCCGCAGATGATGGGCATTATTCCCAACAATACCGGCGGCTTTGGTGATGTGGAAAAGGCCAGCCGCGTCTTTGTCCGCAACGAGCTGATGCCGCTGCAGAAGCGACTGCAGGAGCTTAACGACTGGCTTGGAGAAGAAGTGATCCGCTTTGAGCCGTACACGCTGGGACTGACAGAAGACAAGCGCAACGACTGACCCACCGCACCACGACAACAAGACTACCCCTCACAGCGCCCCAGCAGCATTCTGCGGGGCGCTTCTTTTTTTCTGCCGCTCCCCCACCCTCACCAATTGAAGCCGCCAGCGTGCCGGAGATTGCGCCGGATTTTCACCATTTCACCCCGTTGCGCGCGCTCGTATCCCCGCTACGCCTGCCCGCTTTATGTAGTGGTTTTCATGCACCTGCATGATCTACGCAAAAGCCCGCCAGTTCTGGCGGGCCTTAGCAAAAACGATCCTCAAACGATCATGCGATCTCATGCGGCATAGACATGCACTACAGAGCTAACGCCTCGCAAGGGCTCGTTGTTCAACCTTGCTGACGCCAGAAGCAAGTTCAGACGCCAGCAACGTTTCTTAATGCAGCCAGCTGTCGTCTTCCCACACCTTCTGCATAATTTTCATCACTTGTTTTCTTTCTTCGTCCAGTTGCAGTCCGGTTAGTTCCACACCGTTAGAGCTACCTTTGCGAATGCGAATTACCGTTTTGGGATACAGGGGGCGCAGATTGCGGTAAAGCTCGGATTCAAGGGCGTCCAGGGTAGACTGGCTAATCTTCTGCTCTTTATCGATCATTATTTCAATGCGCATAAAAGTCACCTCAGCTGATGACATCCATTGAGCGGTTGTATTCGTGGGTTCTGATTTTTGCCATGAGTTCATCAGTCAATTCAGAAACCCACTGCAGAGCCAGCCCCTTCTCTTCATCACTACACTCACTAGCCGCTACAAGCTTAAGAAAAAAATCAATGCGCTGGAGCTTCAAAGACTCCAAAAAATAGTCCTGCATCTTTCCTCCTATGACACCACACGCAATACTATATGTATAACCACTGTTTATATTTACAGTATATAATAATCTTACTGATGTAAAACGTTTTTTTACGTTCATCAGCCTGATATGCCTGGTATTATTAATAGCACGAATTGTTAACCCGCGTAATTAATACAGGTTCCGCCACTGATCATCTTCCTGCAAACGCTGGTTCCGATAGAAGATACGCAGGCCTGCTCCTGACGGAATACTGCCGCCGCGAAGGAGCAAATTGACCTCTTTCTCGCTGCCATCAAATCCTCTGGACTTCAGTTCATAGACGAGCTGCTGACGCTGATACTCTGTAATTCGCTGTTTGTAGTCTTTACGCCGTTTCGGTTTAACCAGGCGTAATCTTGCTGCCAGTTCCCGGCGCTCTTTTTTGCTCATACTGTGCAGGTAATCGTGCAACTCCTTGTCATCCATGCGGGTGATATCCGTTCTGGTATCCCCATCAGCTGATTTGTCTTTCCCTTGTTGGTTCAAATTTTCAGCAAGGGGACAGTTATTGCCACGAGTCCAAGGGGCGCAAGCGCCCTGGTCGGCTGCCGCCTCCTGAACGTCAACGGCCTTACGAACCATTTTCCACTTCACTGCATGAGTGCAGATCTTACCCTCTGCAATGGGTGACCAGATGCCATAAATACGAATGCCGTGATCGCCATAGGCGGTCGGCTCTTCGTTGATTTCATAAGCGGTTCTGATGAGGTGATATTTACGGGGAACCAGTACGCCGCCCTGCTTCATGATGTAGGTGGCAAAACAACCAGCATCAGCTGCAGCCAGAATGGCATCAAGGCGCGGGTTATCCAGTACCGGCGCACCTGCTTTTTTGTCACCCTGTTGCCTTGCCGCCTGACCAGCCAGCAATCGCAGTTCACGGTAAGCCTGACGCCCCGGAATGCCAAAGAAGCGGAATTGCTGAACACGATGCAGAGACGCCCAGGCATTAACGTATTCAGCGTTATCACGCAGAGATTTACCCGTTTCCTTGCTGATCTCGCCAGCCAGACCACGCCCGTCAATGTTCTTACTGATGTATTTCGCGATGTAGCTAGTCGGCGTTCCTTTGCGCGGGTTTATCAGCTCAGACTTAAAGCGTGGCCCCGTGTTATTACCCAGCTCCTCGCGGTCTTCACGGATAGCAAACTTACGCAACAATGCAGTAATGGCGCGGCGGTCTTTTTTGCGCATGAAACACAACAGGTGCCAGTGAACTGTGCCGTCATGATGCGGCTCAGCCACCCGCACGCCATACCAGCGCAATCCGGCTTTGTGCATCGCCTTACGAAATGCAGCAAACATGCCGACCAGATAATCACTGCTTTGTCTTACCGTCGCATTTGTCCAGGTCGGGTTGGGCCTGCCGTTATTTAGCGTGGAATGGAAACGTGACGGACAGGTGATGGTGTAGAAAACGGCGCAGTCACCGCGCATTTCCGCGATAAGCTCCAGACCTTTAACACAGGCCATCATCTCATTGCGGCGATGCGCAGGGTTGCTGCTGCTGGCGTTTACCACATCCTCCATGTCCAGCGTGTCGCCGTCTTCGTTCACCAGTTCATGAGAACGGAAAAACTCCAGCGACTTACGGCGCTGCTCACGTTTATGCATCACGGCTTCATAGCTGACATAGGGAGATGCTTTTTTGCTGACCAGGCAAACAGCACGCAACTGCTCTTCCCGCCATTCACAACGCATCTTCCACAATTTCCGATACCACCAGTCGGCGCACAACATACGCGCCAGCGAACCCGGAATGAGTTCATAGGGTACGGGTTTACGGCGGTTTCTTTTCCGGCGGAGTTGCTCAAACGCAGGCGGTATGACATCCAGTCGCAGGGTTTCTGCTGCCACCTTTTCCCATGTCTTGCGGATTTCTTCTGGCTTAACATCATCGGTGGCATACAAATCACCACAAGCGGCATCAAGACACATACTCATATGCGCAGCGACAAGAGTAGACAGGCGTTTCACCTGATCCTGACTCATTTCAGGCAAGATCAGCAGGCCGTCCAGCCCTTCATGGCTTGCCATAAAGCGAAAAGAAGTGGATAGCTGACTGTCGCGTACATGCTCCAGTCGTTCCAGACATGGCTTAATCGTCTCACGCAAATAGCGGGAATAAGCCTTTGGCCTGCCCAGGCTGCTGAAGTATTCAATACGTTGCATCAGCGGCTTGCTGATATGGGAAGGCTGGGCGTTAACGTCCGCCAGTATGACCATGTCCGGATTAAAACGCTGCTGCTCATGCGCCAGCTTTGCCCGGCTAATGAGCTTATCCTGCTCCATTTCGCGCTGGACAGGATCACGGGATGCATTAAAGAAATAACGCTCCCAGACCTGATCACTCAGTGCCTCGCGGCGCAGTTGTTCCTGCTCGTTATCGGCAGCGTACAGAGTGATCAGGTTTGAAAGCGCAGAAACCGGCGCAACTTCCGCCGGGTCCAGATAAGGGTTAATAGCCTTTTTCGGGCTGTTCCATGAGAATGCTGCGGCGGCCTCGTTAAAGCCGCTGCAGTTGTTCATATCAGCATGGCTCATGCACGCACTCCATACACGGCAGAACTATCCACGCCACGCGAAGGATCAAATCCCACCCAGCAGCGCGCCCCAGAAACAGCGATGATTTCTGTTGCAGATTTACTCTCACCAGCTGCTACGCCGATGCTGCGTTTTGCCTTGATGTAGTGGTGAGTAAAATTGCGATACAGCGAACGGATCAGGGATGTGTCACTGTTAGAAACAATGACCGGATGTCCTTCTGATGACCGATGTTCAAGAACGGATGCCAGGTGATACTGGTCATCTTCAGTGAAACCATC